AACCAAGCACCCACATCTTCATCAAAGACCCACTTACGTTTCAAAAACGAGCAGTCCTTAATGTCGACATAGGGGATCGATTCAGTTTCCTTGTCCGGCATGGTGTATTCCACACCAATGGTTTTCATCACCTTCTGATAAGAAGTATGATTGAACCAGGGAGCTTTGATGCTCACTCCCATAATGTTGTCATCACCATAGGTGAACAACTTCACACACTGCTTGAATGAAATACACTCTCGCTGGGGGTTGCAAATGTGATAAACATAGCGACCATAAAGGCTGTTCACCAAAGAATTGATGATGACGGTCAGTGGATGACCTGATGGGTTCGTGCCATAAAACATGGCCAAGTCCCCATTGACATTGACAACTGGAAAAGCAACATCATGGCCAATGGCCATAATCTGCAAAAGTTCATTGGGGGTATACCCCGCAGCTTTGCAAACATTGCAAATCACCTGAAACGCAGCAAGAATAAAACAAGCAATCATACGCTTGTCAAACTTACCGAAATCTCCGGCGACCATACGGTCAGTGCCGAATTTGGTCAAATACTCATAAATGAGTCCCCATTCATCAGATTGGGTCACTGTTCCAGGTCCAGCTTCAAAGACAAACTTGTTTTTCTGCAACAAACGCACAAAAGTCAACAAGCGTGATCGAACAACAATGCTCCAATCAACTGGTCCTCCAGTGAACAAGCGCGTCTTTTTATTGACGCACTTGATCTTGGGAGTAGCTTCATCTTTGAGATGTCCTGTGAAAACAGGATACGCACGTTCTCCACGCGCGTACTTCTGTTCAATTTCTGAAACACGATCCCACACCTCCTGAGTGAAAGTAATCCCTTCCGGGTTCTTCTCAGTTGGCGCAGGAACCAAGAATTTCTTCTTGGAAGTGTTCCATGGATGTCCCATCGATGTTTTAGCGTTAAGCCTATCGATGTACATGACACCCGGCAGCCCATTGACTGCAGCATGCTGGGAAAGGAACATCATGTCCTTTTCCCAACCTTTCGGTAATCCATTGAGGATATCCCGAGTGTAACCTTCAACACATGCATCGAGCACATGTTGATCATGAGTGACGTTAGGTTTGATCATTTCGACCACATTCTTACGCCAAGGTTCCCAACCAGCCATGGCTGGTTGATCATAATCCACTCCCACACTGAAATGTTCACACATCTCTTTCTGGAGTGGAGTCGCACAGACTCTACTGCGCGGCTTCGGTCTGAAACCTGGTAAGGTTCCAAACAACGAAGCAGAGCCATGTTCCATATAACGGAAAAT